CCTTCATGGCTGCAGACATCCTAACCACGTTTACTGCAAAGTATCCTGTGAAGACAAGAACGCGAGTGATGAGTTCAGTGTGGGATCGATCGTTTCGATACTTCTCTGAGCTTCGGCCTGTCCCGGACTACCGCCGAGGAGTCCTTAGGGCAGCAATGCGACGTGACCCTTATGTCAATGAGTGTTTGCGACATTTCGATAACGATATGCGTGAATCTCTTCGGGGCCACACGAGAGCGCCCGGTTCAGAACAAGATCTCTTTGAGAGCTTGTCTGGATACGACAAACCGGAGGTTCGATATATGGACCAACGGCTTAGAAGCGCTTATGATAAGGCGGTTCGATTAGTGAGAGCTGAATACAAGCTTCCACATACTATCGTCCCGACTTTCATCAATAATGTCGATATGATTAAGAGCACCTCGTCTGGTTATCCTCATTTCGAGAGAAAAGGGAAAATCGAGACAGAGATTCGTGCGGAAGCACGTAAACTCTTTCATCATATGAAACGCTTGCCGCGTGAAAGGATAGGATATCCTTATGTTGCACCTGCAGCAAAGGGTGGACTATCTGAGGAGGAGGAAGTACGGAAAACGCGCTTCATCTGGATGTATCCGGCTGCGATGTTAAATTGTGAGGGTGTTTACGCACAACCACTAATCAAAGCCTATTACAATTCAGTAACTAAATCAAAGTTACTGATGACCGGAAGGAACACGTTTCCTAGACTTGCCGAATTCCTCTCACACGTTAATGGTGATGAAGGCATTTATGGTGTCGGACTGGATTTTAAATCCTTTGACCAACTACCACGAGCCCAAACCATTAGAGACGCGTTCGACATATTGAACGATAACCTTGAGCATGGGACCTACTGGGACCCACATAGTGGGATCCAGATAGGAGGAGCGGGGGTGAAACGAAGAAGTCAACAGGCTTTCCAAAACATTGTTGATTACTTTGTTAATACTCCTCTGATTCTACCCAATGGCCGAGTGATCGTGAAACACATTGGTATACCAAGTGGATCACATTTCACCAATCTCATTGGTTCTATCGTTAACCGCATACTGTTGTATACCTTCATGTTCCATGAAGAGATACCGATGCGCAGGTTGATGACAAACGGAGATGACTCCGCTTTTCTTCTTGCTGAAGAATACGTCAAAGACCTTTTACCACGGGCGTCAGCTTTCTTTTTGAAGTGCTTTCGCATGGTAATAAATCTCAAAAAGTCGTGCATTGCTTCTTCTCCTAAGGAGATGCATATGAGTGGGACGGTCTGGCCAAGCTGCCGAGCCCAACGTACGACCGCTGAGTGGATGGATTTAGCGTTGTACCCGAAGGTGTATGTTCGCGATTCTTTCGAGTCATTCCAAAGACTGTTAGGTCTAGGAATAGCTGGAGGATTTCGTGATCCGACCTACGCACGCTTTTTCCAATACTTCCAAACGGGATATGACTGCCGTCATGGTCCAAATCTTCTTGATTGGACTAAGTTACGATGGCTAGAACATGCCTTTGGAATCTCGTTCTTACCTCTTGTTTACAAGAAGGGGATCGAAACCACGGAAAAGATCCGCTTCTTGATGATGCAATCATGAAGCAAGAAACCTAGGATCCTGGGCCTTTGCCAGGTGAGG